AGTATATTCGATGAAAAACAAAATGTGAAAATTCTGATTTGTGAGGCTGCGGAGCAGACGAACTCCTGAAGATAAATAAAGCATATTTGTGACTTTAGTCGCGGCGGTTTGAATGTTCACTTACAGCGTTCACATCCAAACCTTGCTCCGAGGCCACAAATATGCTTTATTTATCTTCATGAGTTCTGCTTGTTGACAGCTCAGAAAATCAGTTGGAGAGATTTGGGGAAGAGGACAGGAGATGTAGAAGTTCTGGGAAATGAAATTCT